TAAAGCCAGTAACCGAAATGCCATTATCACCAGAACCGCTTGCGAAGTTACCTTCAATAATGTTTTCATAGCAAGTATAACGAACACCAATTAGTTCGAGGGTAGATGAAGTAGTCTTATTACCACGGATAATCGTTTTATTGACTCCAGTATCTAGGAAAATACCGAATGCACCGTTGTGTTGTAGTGTATTATTTTCTATGACGTTAAGAGATACAGAAGACCCCATAAGTTTGATTACAGTACCCTGAGTATTATCAAAGTAGTTGTCTGTAACTTCATTAAAGAACGAAGACCCGGAGATCACGATAGTACCACTAAGAGGGTCAGACCTAAGTCCATCCCCCTCACACCCACGAATAGAACATCTGAACGATGTAGCAAATGTGACAACAGCAGTATCAGGGCATGATACAGAGACAGAAAGTTTTACATTCTCTACTGAAGCAAGCTGCCTGTTATCGAACTTGAAAAGGATGGCCGAAGATGCATTATCAATGCGAATTTCAGGACAGTTTACACCCAAGAGGGTTTGATAATCAGCCAACCAAATTGCACTTGTGACCCTATAGTAAGAAGAGGTGTCTCTGACTGTAAAGCTACGGCCCAGAGAAGTCATTGAGTTAAATGCCGTAGTATCATCCGAACCATCACCTTTGGCACCAGCCATAGTAACGTCTGGGAGTTCTTCATCGATCTCAAACCAACGGCCGCCATTGGAGAATTTCAATGGGTGTGTAGGTTCGGAGATAACTACTTTATAATGAGCACCCCCGATCCTGGTGCCTGAAGTGTATTCTTCGACATATACTCTATCAACTGCTACTGGAATAGATGTAGTACCAGCAGCATCGAACGAAGGTATTCTGTAGACACCAGTGTCGGGCTGTAGAGCACTAGAGGTGGCATAACTAGTCAGCACACCCTCAGTATTAAAGTAGTCACTAAGTCCCTCTGGGGTAAACGTATAGTTATTCCCCACATTAAAAGGCGGGTCCATATAAAAGACAGCCTCTTTACCTGTATTTGCTGCCGCTTTAATCTTTTCAGCAATAGTTAAATATCTGTCGTTAATGGACATTTAAATTCCTTAAGTGATGATTTTTCTTACTGCCATATCCCCAACCTTGATTGTGATACCTGCTGTACTACCAGAGGCATTCAGGCGGGCACGAATATTAGCTTGGATAGCAGTAGTGTCAGACTGTCTTTGAATAGGTTCAGTACGGAAAGTACCAGTCCAAGTTTGAGCAGGAAGGAAGCCAGACAAAGAGTCGTTAGAACCATTGTCAATCGAGGTCTGAGCATTAGACGGACGGTTTTCAAACAAATAAAACTCTAGGCTTCTTACTCTCGTAGGAGCAGCAGAAACTTCGATAGTCGCTTCACCATAGAACCAATCACCTTCTACGATATCAGTGAGGCTCGGAGAGAAGCGTAGGTTGTACACTTCATCGGAACCACCATCGTTGCCAGCAGCAATTTGAATAACCTGACGTTCGCCAGAGATAGTCTTAGCTTCTTTAGAAAGGGTTTCAGTGCATGTGGAAGTAGACGTACCTCTAAGAGCAGTCCATCCAGCAGCAAGGCCGTTGTTAACATAAGTCAATCCTGTATTGGCAGTAGCAGTACCACCAGTACCAGCCATAGTTCCACGACTGGTTGTCGTAGTGTACAAAAGGTTTCCTGTAGGATTGTATGTGGCATGGTAGTAGTCCGAAGGACCATGAACCATCGAAGTTTCTCTAGTCGGCAAGATGAGGTTTAGTTCATCAGCAAGAGCCTTACCCATCCAGAAACCACCTGGGATACCCGGATGAATATTATCAGAGCGAAGCATTCCAGAAAGAGGTGCATTCGTTGCTGAAGTCTGGTCCAGGAGATACTTATTCCAATTAACAAAAATAAGACCGTTAGCAAGAGCGTACTCTTGAACGTAGTTATTAAAGCGAAGTTGCTTCAGAATTTGTTCGGTAGTAACAGCATCACCACGAGGGATGATCGGAGTGACAATCGGAATAACACCGCCATCTCTCAACTGAGTTACAATAGAAATCCAAGTGCTGACCATCGAAGAGTACGAAGTACCAAGAGTGATATCATTAGTACCACCTTCAACTACACAATAGTCCACATCAGAAGCAATAATAGTAGGTACACGAACTAGGATCTGAGCAAGAGTATCACCAGCTACACCGTAGTTATTACTAATCGGGAGGTTAACTCTCTGATTGCTCAGGATACGAAGCCAAGCTGCATAACCATCATTTCTCCAAATCTGAATAGGAGAGCTTAGTGGAGGGAGACGACTACCGGAGCAATACTCAGTAATCGAATCTCCAAGGATAGCAAACTTAGGGCCGATAGACGGGGGCTTCGGAACCTTTGGAAACTTCAGTTCATCTCTCATATAGTCTGCAAGACCAGACGGGGTAAACTCATATGTAGTGCCGCTACTAAGCTCATCCTGAGTATAGAATTTAACTTCTTTACCAGTGCCCTGCGCTGCATTCAAACGGTCTACAAAGGTTCTACTAGCCATTGTTACTTACCCTTAGTTGAGTGCTTGAAGAAAGGGAAATCCTTACGGCCCTTAGAGCCTTCGTTCTTAGTAGCAGACTTCTTGCTGTACCCATCTTTGTAATTGAAAGCTTCGGTTGGCTTAGAGGTTTCTGGAACCATACGTTCTTCCTTTACACCATCAGCATCAACCTTCTTACGGGTCATCCACTTACCGCTGGAACCATCATAAGGACCAACGTAATCTTTCTTATTCTTAGTAGGACGCTTCACTTCTTTTTACCCTTCTTCTTACCCAACATAGGGACAGTAATAGTTTTACCCATCTTGCCCTTTTTCATGCCGGGCGGGCAGTTCTTTCCGGTCATTCATCATCTCCATCGACTGGACGGAAGGCCATGCCGTGGTCCATAGTCATTTGCTTTGCGCTTTCAAGATCGAATAGGATCTGTCTAATATCTCCACTGGAAGCAGAGAAATAGAAGTTCCCAGAATTGGAAGAACCAATGATGACAACGTTCTCAAACTTGTCTTTGATATCCATGAAACCCTTTAGGACTTCATCCATTTTATAATCCTTAGTATCTAGCCCATCTGCATAAACAGCATTGGGATTAATTTCACCAAACAAGGGGACTACGTTATCAACCATTGGTTACTTACCTTTCGTTGTATGTTTAAAGAACTCAAAGTCAGGGATGTTTTCGTAGTTCTTACGACGCCTGCCCTTTGAGATCTTCTGAGGTTCTGGGTCTGTCTTTGTGAGCTTATGCCGAGGTGCAAGGGGATTAGCCTTACGTCCCGGATTGTAAAGAACACCCAACATTCTGTCTTTGTTGTTCTTGTCGTTATTCCAAGCAATAGGCTCATCGACGAGGGCTCTGGGAGACTCTTTGACTGTACGGTCAAGTTTAGTCTTAGCCTCTTCTCTAGCCCTCGCTTTGTCATCTCTAGCATCAATGATGTTACTAGATTTTCTACCTTTGATTTTCAATAGCCGAACACCTTATCTGCGGGGGAGTAATGAGCTGTCTTGGTACCCCAGTCTAGTGGGGAGGAAGCTCTAGGACGAGACATAATACCATACCTCAAAGCATCGTATGTATGGTCATTTCTTGTGCGAGTATCAATGTCATCTTCACCGTCAGGGTCCATTGGGAGTGTCGGTAGATCAGCAATCAATTGACGACAAGTATTAAAGAAGATGATACCAGGTTCTTCACCTTTGTCAGTCATCCTCAACTTAAGTAGTTCGTGTAGTCTGTTCTTACCAGCAGCACGAGAACCGGCACCTCTGTCTGAGGGTCTCCAACGACAGCCATAGGCGATCATTTCTTCCGCAACAGTCGGTCCAGTATGCCCTCGGTTGTGCCAGACAGAAGAGTCCAGAACACCATAAGAAATTCTTTCGCCTGCCTCCGCTTGGAGTACTGCTCCTGCGAGATCTCTGCCTGTGAGTTTGCTCTTATAAAGCTCGCGATAGACATAAAGAGTATCGTTAGCCGGATCAATAGCAAACCATAATACAGCGCTAAAACTAGTGTAACCATAGTCAGCGGCCCTAAAACGCCTCCAGTCCGAAGGAATATCGAATGGCTCGCAGACATGAAATTTTGGATTGAATTCTCCAAAAGCTGCCCCTTCAACAACTGACCAGTCGCCTTCTAGAAGTTTGCGCCTCTGGTCCTCAGGCAAGCCTTGGAGGTTTCTCTCGTAGCTGCCATCGTCGTCTAGGTACGGGTTATCCTTTAGGAGAGCTGGTATGAATTTACGCTTGAACAAAGGTTTGCCAGCAAGTGACGGATCTTTGTGGTTTTTGTCCCAGGCGAGAATTTCACCCGTTTCAATATCAGTGGCCCAGAAGGCTTTACCAGCAACCTCAGGATCAACAAACATCTTCTTTACCCACTGGTGGCCGGGACCCCCTGGGTTAGTGGTCGCCCTCATGGAGAGGAACTTCTGGAGTTCAGGATCAGTAGAACGAACACGAGAGCTTAGGTAGTCCCAAGCAAATGGGCTCTTATACTGAGTTAACTCGTCTACACCAATCCAGACAAAAGACTGTCCCTGATAGCGGTAGACGTCATCATCTCTGTCAAGGAACGCCATCCAGAGTTCAGCACCAGAAGGGAACTTCCAGAGTGACTTCTTCTCAGACCAACGTGCTCCGGGGAATGCCTTAGGATATAGCTTGTTGGATTCACGAATGAGTTCTCTGAGTTCATCGTTTGTACGACGCAAGAGAAGCCCAACAAAGTTAGGGTTGTTAAAGTATCTCATAGGGTCGGCTAGCATAGCGTAGGATTTACCACCACCTGCACCACCACCGTAGAGTACTTGGAATTCTGTTGAGGCAAGAAAGTCTGACTGAGGGCCGGGGTTAGGTTTGAAGATAATCTCAACAGCCTTGTCCATCTTGGGGAGATCCCTAACACTAGTACCGCTAGGCGCCCTCTCCTTAGGGACTGGAGGGGTGTTATAATCTTCAGGCTTCAGTTTGTTCTTATTGAGTTCGTACTCAATCTCAGCCTTACGTGCCCTGTTCTGAGCGTGTCTTGCCCTAGCCTTCTCAGCGATAACCTTCTTTTGTTCTTTGGAGATTACTCGTCTGGTAGGCTGTTTCTTATTTGTCTTCTTAACAAAAGGTTGTCTATGAGTGACATAGAGGTTCTTAATGGTCTGGTGGACGATACTCTTATGGAGCTTCTGTCCTACCCAGTCACACACCTCTCTATAGGAGGACCCAGCATCAATATAGTCGAAGGCTTGTTCTAGCCAAATGATTTGCTCTGGGTCAGGAATGAGTTCAAATGGATTCTCAGGATTAACGATATAGCCATTCTTTACTCTGCCAAACGATAGCTTTCTAGTAATTGGTGGCCATCTGTCTATTGGCAGTTGGGGCATATTACTCCTTAGTCTTTTCTTTCATCAAAAGGATGTAGTGACAAACTAGTTTAAGTTGCGCTTCATGAACATCTTGCATCTCAGCACCAAAGAAGACTGGTCCTTGTTCTTCAGGGAAGACCTCTAGGTAGAGTTCATTGAAGAGTTTCATTGGACTGTCAGTCTTCATCTTTTTCCTTACTGGGGAGGATGAACATGAAGTTCTGTTCTTGAACTACAGCTTCTTCCTTCTTAACCACACCACCACGATCAAGGATCATAGCAGCAGCAGAAAGAGTGTTCTTAACTCCGGGTTCATTGGGGTTATCAAGAGTACCTACCAGTTCAATGACTGCCCTGCCTGTATTGGCAATAATATAGTCTTTGGAGATTTCTTGAATCTTATCTTTTAGTCTACGAGTCACCAAGTGCTGAGGACCTGTGAGTCCAGCCTTCTTCATGGCCTCTTTGACATTACCCTCGCATACATCGAATAGGACCTCAAGGAAATAGTTATCCTTATGGGTCAGACCATTCTCGTCAAGGACGTCTTGTTTCAATTCTTCTTTGAATTCACTCACTGCGTTACCTTACCTTACTTGGGTAGATCGTAGCGACCTTCTCTTGGATAGTCTGCCACTGTTCTTTGCTTGGGGTGCCATCAACAAAAGAATGGACGAAACCTTCGAGCCAAGCCTTAAATTCATTCACACTCATCTTCATTTTCCTCTTCTAGTTCATCTAATAGAACTACACTGTCTTTGTTCACAAGATCCCAACCATTAATGAAGGCGAGGATATCCATATGTGTAATTATGATTTCATCTTCATTCATTGAGGTATCCTTGTAATATACTTGAAGTACTGCAGTTCGTAAGGAGATAACGTAAGGTTATTACTTGAAGTTGACTGAAGTACATTACATCAAGTACTAGTTCTATAGGAACACTTTATGTTGATGTAACTTTCATCAAGTATCTCACTGACTACGTTAGGAACCAAAAGCATTAAGATTAAAATCAATTATTACTGTTTGCTGCAAGCCACTTCGTTGTACTTTGTTTGCAGTACAGAGTTATCCTATGTTCTTTTTGTTCCTATACTTTAATTATACCATTTTTATCAATTCTTGTCAAGCAAAAAGTGAACACTCTTAAGTACTAAAAAACTAAGTACTTGATAATACTTAAGTTTAATTTCTAGAAATCGTTCACTACGCTCACTGTTACTCCGTTTCTAGCACAAAAGAAGCATCTGTATTAGCAAGAAAAAGAGATATACTATAAGGACTGGCGGGCTCTAGGTACAACCTATTGGTACTGGCGGGTGGTTTTCTTTTTAATTTTCAAGTACCAGATGGTTGGCCTCCGGCCTTAATAACTCTTCCATCGCTGCCCTAGTTTTACTCTAGGTACTGGCGGATTGTAAAATTACTTCGAGAACTGCAGTACTTCGAGACTAGTTCTTACCATACGGATGGTAATATACAAGATGAGATTTACCTAATTATACTACTAACTTACTGAAAAATATGGACAATTGGTATATAACCATACGACCCCACCCCCTGGCCCTCGCCTGACCCCTAGCAAGTAACGTCAAGTATAGAGCAAGTATAGTATCGAGTTGTTGAGTATACTTTTAGTGTGAATAAGCAATGATATACTTCGAGTAAGTAACAAGATGCTACAAACAAGATGAATAATACTTCGAGTATATTACTTCGAGCCCTGGAGATAGTACAATTCAAGTATAACAAAAGGCTTTCAACGAAGTTGAGTGAAGCACGATAGTGCATTGACAAGAGAGGGGCTGATAGTTTAGCATTCGCCAGGGCAATAGGAATATAATCCTACAACTAAAACGCGTATTGACAAATGAATACAACTTGTATATAATATAGGGATAGTCTACTAAATCGGTAGGTTTTCATATCTTGTATGCGATCTAATTGCGCATAGGTTCTTTGATAACAATAGTTGTGCTTTTCTTGTGGCGCAATCCATTGGTTGTAATACCTGGCGAACGTCCCAGCGACCTAGAGAAGCGTTCTCGTGGTTGTCGGCATGATCGAGCAGGGGAACCGGCTGGAAGCGTTCTATGGGCGAATATGGGCGATTTGGACGCCATCGGCGAACCCACGAGGAACCGCCGGAACGCTGGGAAAACGAGGGGATTGCAACTTATAGGTTGTAAGCCTGGGGTCATACACTTCCGGTGCATTTCGAAAGAGGAGCTGGCGACGATATCTCTAAGGCTTTTATTGTTTGTTTTCAATGACATGGCATTTTGCTATCGATCGAAAAACCGGACTGAAAACAGGGGTAAAAAAGTGAGCTGGGAAACGGGGTTCCGAATTATTTTTTGAGAAAATGCACTTTTTTCGTTTTGGCCCTATTGACAGCGATCGGCGAACCATGCGAAGGATTGGGCGTCGCAAATGACAACCGGCCGGAAGGGGTTCCAAGGGCCACTCGCTCCAAGTAGCGAAAATCTCCCCTTCAAGAGCTAGGCTTTCCTAGCAAGATTTCCCGCTCCCCTTTGAGCGGTGGAAAATACCGGCACAAGCCGGAGTGCATAAAGAGCGGTCCTAAACGTTCCACCGCTTCGAACAAAAGGAATTACATAGGTCTGCACCCAGACCATGCTTTGCGACCCATTGGTAACACTGGGTTTAAGCCACAATTCCCCCACACGTTGGAAACGTCCAAGA